TCACGTGATTGTCTTACTACAGTTGCTTGTTCCTGGTCTTTAATCGCTTCGTATTCTGCTTCCTGTTCCTCAGTTTCAAAGATAGGACCAAGAACATATTTCGTATACCACTTATCATCAATCTGTTCAACACCGACATATTGCGAATATTGATAAACAGTTCCGCCTGTTGCCTGTGGACCTTCGAATACTGGATCAGCATTGAGAGTTTCTAGAATCTCAGGAGTTATCTGATCAAAAGATGCACCCTGGGTTTCTAGAATCCATCTACGCCATTCATCATTTTGAAATACTTGACCTGTTTGTCTGTCTCTAATCATTAGTTAGTTCCTTTATGCGATTGCTAGGAAAATATATGTAGCAGAAGTAACATTGATATTTGTTGCTGCAAGTTGATTTACAATAAAACCAGTTGAATCGGTATCAACACTATCATCTGTTGTTACTTCAGCGGCTGATGTGTTAAGTGATATATGTGGGTCGTTCGAAGCAACGATGCCACGTGCACTGTCCCAAACATACCAGTCGCCTGTGCTATCGGTGCGTTTGATTAAGATAAACCTTGCACCTGTTGTAAAGTTACAGTTGATGGTCTGGCTGGAGCCGTTGCCGGTGTAGGAACCGACTTTGCTGACACCTGCAACGGTGGCGAAGAGGTATGCGACGTAGGTTTGACCGGTCGCTTGCTGAGCACCTAAACGGAATACGCTAGCAGTTGGTTTAGCAGTAAACAAATTACTGCTTACATAAAAGTAGTTAATATCCATTGCCGCAACAGAATTTAATATTCCTTGTTTAAATGACGTGTTTTCAATATAGCCAACAGACCAATCAGCTAAGACGCTACGATTTTTAATTATTATCATCTCTGGCACCACGCCAAGATTGTGATTTACTGTCTGTCCATTAGTCCCATCCCCCGTATAACACACAACATCAAAGAAGCCGGGAGCGCGGCGGAAAGACCAAGTAAACATATCAAATCCGCCTGCGGGTGCAGCAAGGGTAAACCCCTGTCGACGATAAAAACTTGTAACATAGTTGCCAATTGACCCAGAAGAAGATGTTCCGCCGGTTCCTTCTGAATCTGTAAGATCTGTTGCAATAACCTTAGATCCGCCTCTAAGGCGATCAACAAGATAATTACCACCAATAGTATAGTCTAGACTTGAGGTATTATAATATGTCCATTTACTAATAGTTAAATCAGTATTATCTAATGAGCCGCCATATGGCGAGGAATCTGCAATTCGGTTTGTTAGAAACACACTCGTCCCAACAGTGGGTGCCTTCATGGGACCGCGACGGATGGCGATGTAAATACAAGTTGACGAGACACCAAAATCTCCAGATGTTGTAAATCCGTTAGCTTTAGGTTTTGTATTACCATTGCTTAATGAAAGATCCGCGCCAGTAGAGTTTGGTCTTAATGCAGTTGTAGAGGTTTCACTCCAAGGACGCATCGTATCTAAGATTCTCCAATCAGCCACCGAATCTATACGTCTTATTAGAACCCATTGTGGTTCATAACCTAGATTAACAGTTGCATTACCGCTACCATCAGTTACAAATGACCCACAACTAATTACATTGTCCGCGCCACCATTGCCAAACCCGCCAGCGTCATGGGCGAAGATGTAAGCGACATAAGTTCCACCAGAAGCATTTACATCAGTAGATGTTCCAACCGAAAATACTGCGCTCGTTGGCGCTGTGCTGTCCCATACAGTTGTTGCAGAGGCTTGTGCAGTTGTTAAATTAAGCTGAATACTATTAGCAGCTGATGTGAGACCATTGTGATAAACTTGCCAGTTTGCGGTTGTATCAGTGCGCTTTACAAAGATGCATCCCGGCACAGTGCCGAGGTTGTGGGCAATGGTTCGATTAGCACCATTACCGGTATAAGTTACAATGTCAAAAAACTTCGGTTGCTTACGAAAGGTCCAAGAGACGTAGTTTGGAGTATAGGCAATCCCGATAGAGGTGTTAATCTTGGCAAGAGAGCCAATTGTAAATCCAGTATTGCCAAACGCAGTCAAGCCTGTAGCTTGAGTTGTTTGCCCTCCTGTTAAATTAGAGGCAATGTCAAAAGTTGCGCCGCGCGCGGTGTCGTACATGGCATGATCAGTAACCGTGTTGGTCTTCTTTATCCAAACCAATCCACCTTTTGTACTCAAGTCAATACTATTAGTGATGGTTTGTGTACCACCATTCCCATCATAAAGCCAAGTTGAGAACACATCCTCGATATATACAGCGGGTCCGGTTTTTAGATTTTCACCATAACCTCTAGCAGAAGCAGCACCTTGTGTTTGTAATAATGGCATAATATAAAAACCTCTTACTTGAACTGGGTCAATGAAGCTAGGACCGTATAAGTGGAAGTGCCTGTCTTGATGATGCTATAAACGTACGAATCAATACCAGATGCATTACCAGCCGTAGGTGTAGTGCCACCCTGCCATTTCGGAGTAACTGCAGAACCATCAATCGAAATAGTATTACTAAAATAAGCAGTAGCACCTTGAGTTACAAGGAAAGCAATACTAATTGACTGACCATTAGACATGGCAGTGTTCAGAGTTGTTGCAGAACTAAACGATACGTTAGGAGTCCAATTAGCAGTAGCATTTGATGTGTAATAAAGAACAGCCTGATCACTCACTCTGAATGTTATTGTTCCAGTTGCAGCAGTGGCTGATACGTTGACTGTTTCTGCAGCGTTCAGCAAACGCATACCAACAACAGACGTATTACCTGTCAATATTGCCGTGCTGTTCATTGCAAGATTTGCTGAGTAAGTTTGTACGCCGGTAATGGTGAATGCTGCAGAAGTGTTTACATATACAGATGCTGCAGCTCCGCCGAGGTTATTAGCATTGTTTGCAGTCGCACCGTAGATAGTAGAGTTGACTGTTGTACCACCGACCGAGATAGCAGTTATTGCAGTCGCATTTGCGGAAATGCCATTGAATACAGCATTAGCAATACTACCTATATTCGAGAGATCATTTGGTAATGCCATAACTCTTTTTCCTTATACTATTTCGGCCGCAGAACGGAACAGATCGTCTAGTTGTTCGTCAGTGAGACCAAGTTCTGCCTGTAATGCTACAATCAACGGATCATTACGATATACGCTGATACAATACTCCCACGCCTCCTGCACTTCATCTGATTGAGACGCGATGAAGTCATTGACTGTATTTAGTAGACCAGCCTTACGAAGAGCTCTACGAGCCTGTAATGGTGTTACTGATTCGGGTACTGGTGGTGGAGCTGGAGGCTCTGGTGGGCGTGGTGGTGGTTCTGGAGCTGGTTCTGGATTTGCCCATACACCGTCTCTTAGAGTTGCACCATTTTTTGTACCATCTGGAATTTCAGTATCATAAAACTTAGCTATGTCCGGGTGATATAGTAAAGTTGGGTCTCCGGGCGCTACGTCTCTTACTGTATTGGGTGGATCAATCCATGCTAAAGGCATATTTTAGTATCCTTCTGTCCAATAGATGATTACGACACCTGAACCACCGGATCCGCCGTAAAATGTTGTACCAGTTCCGGGTCCAATAAATGCTCCGCCACCACCTCCACCACCAAGTCCGCCAGCGCCTCCGTAAATGGTGGCGCTGGTGTTACCCGAATACCCGCCGCCTCCACCACCACCAAAACCACCAGTGCCTCCGTAAATGATGGCGCCGGATGCGGCAACGCTGGCTTGGGCGCCAGCGCCTCCGCCACCAAAACCACCAGCGCCTCCACTAATTCTCTCGCTCGCGGTGCTAGTAGAAACACTTCCACCACCACCACCGAAACCGCCAGCTCCACCGAAATTGGCGGCGGCACCGCCGCCACTGCCATCAAAATCTGCACGTAGTAAACGGATTGGCCATGGCGTATTATTATTTGGAGTTTGGCCATATGTACCAATAGATGTCGTCGCTACCGAGACGCCGTATGATGATGTAAATAAAGAAGTACTGCTGGTATTGGCATAAGCTAAAAAAGGAGCGCTATTGATGCCAAGCCCAGATCCACCCTGATAAAAAGGTAATACGTTACTACCTGCACTAGCAGTACCTCCACCACCAGCTGGTGTTGATGATGAACCTATTCCACCTGGATATCCAGCACCTCCACCACCATATTGAATATAACTATTTCCACTACCGAAACCACCACCACCGCCGCCATTGGCGCTAGTAGTAACAGTTTGTGCAGAAGAACCGCCAGTTCCATAAAAACTACCAGCAGC